ACCTTGCCCTCCACCATCTTCTCGTAAACCTTAATCAGTCTTTCTTTCTCTGCAAGCAAAGCTTCAAGTGCCTTAATACGCTCTTCCCAAATAGCAGTACTTACATCACCGTTGATGTTGTTGTGCGCCCCGTTCCCATTGACTTGATTATTGTTTCCTGCCAACGAAACCTCCATCGACGTATCAGATAAATCATCCGTGTATTCTTTGAAGAAGTTGTAACCCAAGGCTTCACTTATTGTTGCGAGTTTGTCTGTATCAATACTTGTTTTATCAAGTATCCTATTCACATTTTGTTGGGGTACGCCTATTTTTCGACCAAACTCAGACTTTGACATACCAAGTTCATTGAGTTTCTGCTCAATGCTTAAACCGATGTTAACTCTTTCAATATTCATAAGCAATTTCGATTTAGATAAATCATTATATAGTTAATAATTCTTAATTCCGAACAGAAACCCACTCGTTTTTGATGTAGGTAAATCTATTTTGATTACCTTTGCGGCATAAAGATACTAAAAAGTAATCAAAATAACGAATAAATGGAAATAAAACGACTTAAAACCGCTTCACTTTCCGATGCTTTGATGCAGATGTCGGTTGGTGAGACTCGCCTTGCTCCAGAAGGATACAGTAACAAGACCGTCATAAAGACCTGCTGTGAACTCAAAGAGAAAGGCTATGTGTTCAGCACAACAACGAAGACTGGAGAACAAGTAATAACCCGAATAAAGTAAACAACAATGAAAAAGTTAATCATCACCTCAACACTCCTTGTTGCAAGCCTCATCAGCTGCAACACCTCAACCCAATTGTCTAACGAAGAACTCGACCGCATCAGCTGGTCAGCCTTCTGCAAGGACTTCGGCTACAACGAAAAGGCCGATGCCAACAACGAGAAAGCCATCAACGATTATCTCGACGCTTGGCGCGGATCCGTTGCAGAAGAAGAGGCGTTCAACAAGTTGGGCATAAACCTCTACAACTAATGTCTAATAAGTTCTGCACCTCCTGCAAACAGTCCTTCAATGCTCTCAACGGCTGTTTCTGCATGTTCCTCAACCGTTACGTTGAGTACGCAAAGACACCACCATGTGCAACCACTAATAACAACAAAAAATGAATAAAGCATATTCTATCATCCGCGTTTGCATCCTACTTATCATCGGATGCGCAGGAACACTCTTCCTTTTCGGAGAGGAGCAAGATAACAGTTTCTTCGCGTACCTCTTCCACCTTATCCTCGATAAGGCCCTCGGTTTCCTGCTGCTTGCTCTCACCATCTTTCTCTTCAACAAGTGGCGCAAGCATGACTGGTTGCTTCAGTTCTTCGACAAGCTGTGCGATGAAGCCGACGAGACCCCAAACCCAATGAGCCGACAGGAGGGCGAACTATAATGGACTTCCTCAACTTCCCCGACAAGTGCGTACGCTACTCCACCTTCCTCAATGATGTGGCCGCAAAGGTGGTCCACATGATTAAGCAGGATGCCAACGATCCAGAGTTCATCAGCCAGAACAAAGCGTTTCAGATGTTCGGTCGTGGCAATGTGGAGCGGTGGCGCAAGCAGGGCAAAGTCCTTGCCTACAAGCGTCCGGGCAAAGTCGAATACCGTACAGCCGACCTGCGGCTCTTGCAGAGGATACAACAAGACTACCTTGACAAGTAGCCTCAACTGCCGCAGATAGAATGCTTAATCGGAAAGGGCACCCGGCGCAACGGGAACCACAGAAGGCATGTTACAGCCGAAATACAAGACTCAAATATGCTCACGGAGTGCATTAGTGCGGTTCGACTCCCACCTGCGGCTCACAGACAAACAAATAATATTCATCTTTTAATTTTTAACACTATGAGTAAAATAGAACTTACAGTTGATCAAATCAACGCAATGGAACCTACTGGGATTGTTCGCAATGACAATGTACGCGACAAGTTCATCCAGATTTACGAGGCAATGTGGACACCATCTACTGGAACATCAGGCGAAGCAGCCTACGAGCGCGAGGCACGCAACTTCAACCGTCTGCTTTCTGAGAAAGAGGACGTGCGCAAGACGTGCACAAAGTTCTCGCTCTTCACAGCTTTCCTCGACGTGGCAATTTCCGGACTCACCCTCGACCCCGGCACCAAGGCGCAAGCCTACCTCCTCGCTCGCTCCGTCGCCGTTGACAGCTACTATGACAACGGACAGAAGAAAAACAAGTACGAGACACACTGCATGCTCAACGTGTCCGGATATGGCGAGCTGGTGCTTCGTGCACGCTGCGGCCAGATACGCCACGCCGACAACCCGGTTATCGTGTACGAAGAGGACAGCTTCGAGTATGGCGAACGCGACGGACAAAAATTCGTCAACTACACATGCCGTCTTCCACACACCACCGGTCGTATCGTTGCTTGCTTCATGAAAATCACTCGCGCCGATGGTTCTGCCGACTATGCTGTCATGTTGCCAGAAGACTGGGCACGCCTCTCCAACTACTCCGCTCGTCAGAACGGCAAGTACAATTATCAGACCAAGGCGTGGGAGAACGGTAAACCCAATGCGCTCTACGAAGCACAAGGCGGACAGATTGACCCCGGCTTCCTCGTTGCCAAGTGCATCAAGCACGCCTTCAAGACCTACCCGAAGGCACGTGTCGGTCGTGCTACGCAGTTGGAGTCACAGCAGGTTGACGAGACAGAAATCACTGACGACATCTACGGCGTTACCGGTGATGGCGAGAAGGTTGACACCTCCACTGGCGAGATTATCCAAGAGAAGCAGGACTTCGCACCTCAGACCGACACGTCTGCAGGAGTAACCGTTGATCCTGCCGCCAACGACGACGACGACACATTCTAACCCTATAATACTTACAACAATGAGCGAACAGACAACAGACCTCACCATCGTACGCAAGGAAAACGTACAGATGATAGCGCAATCCGCGCCACAGATATACAAGGACAACACAACCTCGTCCGAGCGTTGTACCGAGTATGGCCAGAAACTCCTTGCACAAATCAAGGCCAACGGCATGAACGATGAACTGGATATGCAGTGCGCCAACTACATCAACAAGGCTCGCAACACGGTGAAGAAGATGAACACCAACCGTTCAGCCATCACCAAGATATTCGACCAGATACGTTCCGAGTTCACCGGCATGGAAAATTCTGTCGATCCTAACAAGACCGGTTCTATCCCTTATCAAATCCAGCAGGAGCGCAATGCCTATGCAGCACGTAAGCGTGAAGAGGAAGAACGCCGCCGCCGTGAAGAGATTATCCGTCAGCAGCGCGAACAGGCTTTCAGCCGCTACAAGCAGGACGTGGAGGACGACTTCAAGCGTCAGTTCAATGTATATACGACCAATGCCACAAACGAGCTGACAAAGCTCAACAGCGGTCTGACCCTCGAAAACTACGAAGCACAATGCAAGACTATCCGTGAATATCCCGTCACTCTTCCGGCTGACTATGGAAACACGCTGAACTCTACAGTCCTTATCCCGACTGAAATTGCCGACATGAGAGACCAGCTGCCGGGCATTCGTTCTTCCATCCTTTCCAAGCTCATGCAACAGTTCCGTGAGCAGTTTCAGTTCGAGGTAGCCGAATACCGTGACTCCATCATCGACATGCTGCCATCAAAGAAAGCAGAGCTGGAACGTATGCAGAAGGCTAACGAGGAAGAGAAGGCACGCATGGCTGCTGAACTGAAAGCACGTGAGCAAGCCGAAGCCGCACGTATCGAGGCAGAGCGCAAGCGCAAAGAGGAAGAGGAAGCAGCCAAGAAGAAGATGCAAGCCGAGGCTTCCGAGATTGGCAACCTGTTCGGTCAGCAAGCGGTTGTTTCTCCGGCTGGCTACCAACCTAAGACCTCTGTCAAGAAGCGCATACACTTCCACGACGCACAGGGCGTTCTCGCTGCTGTATCTATGTGGTGGTCCAAGGAGGGACAGTTTATGTCGGTCGAAGACCTCGCCAAGATATTCAAGAAGCAGATCACGTTCTGCGAGAAGGTGGCTAACGACAAGGACCACCCGGAGTTTATCAGTTCAACATCAGTTTCCTATGATGAGGAAGTAAAAGCTAAATAAACAGTTATGTACGAGAGTGGTTATTATCCTGCCGGTGCGGAGTCTGACCCACGCGCACCTTGGAATGAACGAGAGCCTACGATGGTCGAATGTGCTGCATGTGGCGGCAAGGGCTATCATTGGTACGCCTACGACTTTGAGGCAGACTACGAAACAGAATGTTCCGAAGAAACATGGAATATGCTTCCCGAAACGGAAGAAGAGGCTATTGCCCAGCACAAGTACTGTATCAAGGGCAAAAAGGAAACCTGCGAGGTGTGCGACGGTGAGGGCGAAGTTGAATATGAACCTGATTACGACGATTATGACGAAGATTAACAACCCGGACGAATACTATCAGAGAAGTGAGGTCAGCAATTCTGACCTCACCGAACTGAAGAACCTGCTGCACCCTCACATGCAGTTCGGTGACAAGGAGGCTGCTTTCCGCTTCGGGTCTATCGTCGATGCCATCATCACCGAACCCTCGCGTGTTGACTTCCTGCACATGACCATCGACGGCGAACAATGTTCTGAGGAGGAGTTCCTCCACGCTCGCGAAATGCAGCGTGCACTGCGTGCAGAAGCACGACGAGACCAATTCCTCGCTAAGGTTCTCGAACATGCCGATACACAACGCTTCATGGTCAACAAGCAGCAGGAGTTCAGCAATGGGGGATTTACCTTCCATCTGGACACACGCTGCAAATGGGACTGGTGGTTGCCAATGGCCAACTTCGGCGGCGATCTGAAAACGACATTCGCCTCAACACAAGCGGAGTTCGACAATGCTGTAGATTTCTTCGACTGGGACCGTAGCCGGGCATGGTACATGGACATCGCCCATTCCGACCGAGACTTTATCTACGCAATCAGCAAAAAGAACTGCAACATTTTCAAGAAGTTCATCAACCGTGGCGACGACATCTACAATCGTGGACGCGAGAAGTACGAAGAACTTGCCTTCCAATATTGGGCTTTCAACCTTATGTAACAGACAAAGTATGAAAAAGAAATTATCACAGACAGCACAAATCCAGCTGCTCAAACGCCTCAGACGTATGTGTCCGTTCGCTGTGTTCTCAGGCTCTTATGGATATACATGCGGTGGCATGGTTGGGGGGGGTACGTTCTTCTTCAGGCATGGCCGCTCGCTCAAAGGAAGCTCGCCATTGCATGCTCTCATGCGCCGACTTGCGCAAGCAAGCATTTATAAATGGCTACGACATAACGATTTCAAAACACACAATCAATGCTTATGGCTGAAACTCTGAAACATAACCTTCGCGTCGAGCCTTATGACTATCAGAAGGAGGGCATACTTGCCGGGCTGCACTGGCACCGATTTCTAATCGGCGATGAGCCGGGCTTGGGAAAGACGCTGCAAAGTATCGGTGTCGTTGACTGTGCCAATGCTTACCCTTGCCTTGTAGTCTGTCCGTCCTCGCTCAAAATCAACTGGCAGCGCGAGTTCGAGAAATTCACCAACAAGAAAGCCCTTGTGCTCGACAATTCCGTGCTTACCACATGGCCTTATCTTCTCCGGATGGGCATGCAGCAGGTGGCGGTCGTCAACTACGAGTCTCTGCGCAAATACTTCGTGTGGGACATCAAGGGAGGCTCACGTGGTGGGTTCCGACTGAAAGATGTTGTCTTCACACCCGACATCAATATCTTCAAGTCTATCATCATAGACGAGAGTCACCGCGTTAAAGACCCATCAGCCCAGCAAACCATCTTCGCACGTGGCATTGCTGAAGGCAAGGAGTATCGCATTTTGCTGTCAGGCACACCGGTTGTAAACCGTCCTGCCGACCTCATAGCACAGCTTTCCATCATGGGACGTTTGCCTGAGTTCGGTGGTCGCTCGAAGTTCCTTGCCGAGTACGGCGGTGGCGAAATCTCCAAAGAGAGACGAGGGAATGATGAGGACGACGCACCGCGCAACCTCGACCGGCTCTCTGCAGAACTCTATGCACGCTGCATGATCCGTCGCGAAAAGGCTAAAGTGCTCACCCAACTACCAGACAAGACGCGCACTGACCTCATCGTTGACATCAGCAACCGCGACGAGTATATGCTTGCAGAAGCCGACCTTGCAGAATACCTGCGCACATATACCGAGTGCGACGACATCGACATACGACGCAAGATGCGCATGGAGGCTCTTGTTAAGTTCATGACGCTGCGCTCGCTCTCTGCCAAAGGCAAGGTGAAACAAGCCATCGACTTCACGCGCACATTCCTCGCCAACGGAAAGCCACTCATTCTCTTCTGCTCTCTGCATGAGATTGTGGACGAGATAAAAAAGGCGTTTCCAAAGGCTGTATCTGTTACCGGGCGCGACTCCATGATGATGAAACAAGCTGCCGTCGATGCGTTCCAGTCCGGGAAAGCACAGCTAATTGTCTGCTCCATAAAGGCAGCTGGTGTGGGTCTAACACTCACGGCTTCGTCAAACGTGGCTTTCGTTGAGTTCCCATGGACTTATGCCGACTGCTGTCAATGCGAAGACCGCGCACACCGTATAGGACAAAAGGACAACGTGACGTGCTACTACCTCCTTGGCCGTGGAACCATCGACCGCACCCTCTATGCCATCATCCACAAGAAGAAGTCCATCGCCAACCAGATAATGGCTACCGACGACGACATTCCACAGGATGAAATGTACTTCGACCAGCTTACGTCACTCTTCCTCAATCCGGACGACGATGGCTGACCTATGTAAGACCGACCTGCAGCGCATTATCAAGTATCTCGATGATGCGGCCGCTCTCTACGATAAACAGCACGGTCTGCGCAATTCATGCCGTGCATGGTGTATTAGACAACTCACCCAAAAATTAAAAAAGAAAATAAAATGAGACAGGTTATAAGCCAAAATCTAACCGGGCGTTACGCCATCATCAAGATCTTCCCATTCATCCATGCGCTGAAGGTGGAGGTAAGCGAAAAATTCATCGACGAACAGAAGAATGAATTGACAGAGTGCCGGTGGCGACTCGCAACAGACAAAGACGTTCTCGACCTGCGCATACCTATGACAGGCGAAAACAATATAGCAAAAATATTATAAACTCAATTTTATCTATCATGACAAAGAATGAATTGGCACGTGAGGTATCAGTATCAGAGAAACTGCACCTCTCAACAACAGTGAAAGCCATCGACGGCACACTCAGAGTTATCAAGGAAGCACTCGCCAAGGGTGAAGTGGTTGTTATCCGTGGCTTCGGCACCTTCACCCCGGTTGAGGTAGCCGAGCGCACAGCACGCAACTTCAAGACCGGCAAGCCTCTGGTTATCCCGGCACACACGTCTGTCAAGCTCCGTGCAAGCAAGGAACTGGTAAAGGCGATCAACGAAGGAAAGGAGGCCACACTATGATGCTATATGAATGTGGCATACGCTACGAGCGTACTATGCCGAATGGAATGTCTAAGAAAGTCACAGAGTTGTACCTTGTCGATGCTTGCTCGTTTGCCGAAGCAGAGGGACGCATCACAAAGGAAATGGAGCCGTACATTTCGGGCGACTTCGATGTGGTCACTATCAAGCGCACCAACTACTCAGAGATTGTCGAGAATGGTGCTGACTCTGCCGACAAGTGGTTCAAGGCAAAGTTGATGTTCGTAACCTATGACGAGAAAACAGCCAAGGAAAAGAAACAGGCGGTTTACTTCATTGTAAAGGCTTCCGACATCAACAATGCCCACACGGTGGTTGTTCAACACATGAAAACCTCATTCGTCGACTACGAGATTGCCACGCTTGACGAAACTAAAATAATGGAATTGTTCCGCTACATGGTTAATACTACAAGCAGTAATGGCTAAGTTTTCATCCTTTGCCTTCCAAGGTCGGAATAAGTACGGCAACAAACGCGTAGGCTCCCACGCATCCAAGAAAGAGCACTACCGAGCTGCCGAGCTACGCATGATGCAGCGTGCCGGACTTATCTCCGACCTTCGGGAGCAGGTGTCATACCTGTTGATACCTGCACAATACGGCGAGTGTGGCAAAGATTTCAAAAATCGTCCTACACGTGTTCTTCTCGAACGCCCCTGTTCTTATGTAGCCGATTTCGTTTATACCGACAAGGCTACCGGGCAGACCGTCGTGGAAGACACAAAGGGAGTCAGAACAAAGGAGTATATCATCAAGCGGAAACTCATGCTGCATGTGCATGGCATCCGCATTAAAGAGGTTTGATTTATATGGCACGAGACAGTTTTATATTCTATCGCAGTTTCCTTGAGGCTATCAAGTGTATGCCCTCCGAGGTACAGGCCGAGATATACCCGGCTATCGTGGAGTATGCCCTTAACGGAAAGGAGCCTAAAGGACTATCCGACATTGCCAAGGGTGTCTTTATCCTTATCAAGCCAGTGATGGATGCCAACAACGCACGCTCTGAGGGCGGCAAGAAGGGCAAGAAATTCGGCAAACTTGGCGGTCGCCCTGCTAAGGATAGAGCTGTCTCGTCTGCCATTTCTGACAAGCCCAACGTAACACCCGGCTACACGCTCACGCTGGAACAGGAGATTGAAGAAATGCGTGCCGATCGTTCTTGGAACGAACCGGTATGTATGCAGTTCCACATACGCGAGGACGAGCTTGGCAAACGCCTCGACTCCTTCCTCAACCACTGCCGTTGCGAGTATGAGGGTAAACCTCACGACAATATCAATGATGCCAAACGTCACTTCTGTTCGTGGATGCGCAAGGCGTACACTTCACATGCCGAGCCGGAAGATGCACAAGAGCTGCCACCTCCGTCATACGAGTTCAATGGCGGCTTCGGTGGGCAAGATGTTTAACCTTTAATCTCTGAAACTATGGCTCAATATCCACAATGCCTAATCGCAGAACTTGCCAAGTATGGCCGTCAGCCTACCGGCAACAAAGACTGGGACGCTGCCGTCCTTTCCGTTCTTCGCAAGAACGAACGCGAGAAGGATGCACCGTGGCTCACCCTGCACCAATGCGCACTCAACCTACGGCGAGAGAGCGAAAAGGCGAGAGCACAGGCGTACAACCTTGCCGACCCTAACGTATATAGTGCACACTCCAGCTTCCTTGTCTATATCGCCAACTCTGTTGTGCTGGCTCCTCAACGCCGCAAGTTCATCGTTGACGACGACAACAAGCAGGTGCTGCGCTTCCTCTTGCTATACTTCAACAACTGCCCTCTGGCTGAAGAAGTATTCCCCGAACGTGGCTACAAGCTACACAAGAACCTCCTTATACAGGGCGGCGTAGGTGTTGGCAAAACGCTCCTCATGCAGATATTCAGCGAATATCTACGGCGCACTAAGAACCCTCGCTTCTTTCACAACGTGTCGGTCACACAGATGGTCAACTACTACACCATCCACAACAACCTCGACCGCTTCACTTACTTTGAGGAGGAAAGTAAGGGCTTCCAGTGCAAACCCGAAAATGTGTGCCTCAACGACATCGGCATACAGGACCGCACGTTCTTCGGCATGGACACCGGGTTGCTCACTGATGAGTTCCTTCACGCTCGCAACGAGATTTGGACGCAGTTCGGCAAGTTCGCCCACCTGACTACAAACCTTGACAACAAGGAGCTTGAAAAGCGGTTCAAGCGCAATGACGGCTACGGCCGACTTGTGGATCGCTTCAAAACATACAACGTAATTCCTTTACCGGGAAAAAGTAGAAGATAAATTATGGAAATTTACGATTTTGAAATCAGAAGATGGACTAAAGAGTTCAGCAACATAAGAAAAGTCCTTCAAACATCTGCGAATTTTGTACGCTGGTACACACCTACCAAAAGGATATTGAACCTCCTGCCACCTGTACGGGATGGCTATTTTCTGTGTACGTTTATTCTTAAGTTTGAGCATCGTGGAAAACCAACGTTTTTCCTCGGATATTACAAAAAGGACGTATGCTACGATGCTCTTGTCTTCAGTCAAGAGGGCTTCTGTTTTCAACGCGAAGACGACGAAGGTGATGAAGACGTGGAAAAGATATTCCTGCAATTAGCAAAATCGACAAAAGAAGCACACTACATAAAAGCAAGTCGAAAACTCGCAAAAGTATTCATCGACAATGTATATAGTACAGAAACCAAACGTTCAATCACTCTCCCTCTTCCCAAATTGACATAAAGTTACAAATAATAAAGATATGAAGAAAAAAGTATTGAAGCTAACCCTCAAAAAAATGTGGTACGACCTCATCCTGCTTGGTGTCAAGCAAGAAGAATACCGCGAAATCAAGGAGTATTGGTTAAAGCGGCTGTTCGATGTCCAAAGTCCAATGATAGCAAAGTTCGTCTTTGGCGACGTTGGATTAACACCAAAAGATTTCACGCATGTCCAATTTCGTCTCGGCTATAAAAAGAACGCTCCAACCATGGAGTTCCAGTTAACCGATATTGACATAAACAGAGGAGACAATAGAATGGGAGCACCCATAGATCAAGACGTAATTATAATCAAGTTCAAATAACAAGCAGTATGAAATGGATTAAACTTTCAGACGAATTGCCACCATTCAACAAAGAGATAGTACTTCTTAGCGAACGTGGTTCCACTCGTTTAACATTCCGCAAGACAAAAGAAGCTACAGATAAATTCCAAGTCTTGTTACGCAATGCTTGTAAGCGAATTGCCAACATAGACAATCCGTCTCCTATGTATAACGAAATGGGATTGCCTGTACCAAACAAAGCTGAATACAAGTGGAAATACTGGTGTTTGCTTCCAGATAAACCAAACCAATAACGAGGGAGGTGACGAAGTATGAAAGATAAATTAGAAAAAGTTACAGACATAACCCAACTGAAACCGGGAGATAAAATAATTTCTATTGGAGTAACGAGTGAAATACTTGAATTCTTGTGCATTCATCCTCATAACAACAATTACTCACTCTTCCTAAATTCCGATTTAGATGGAACTAAAAAGTTCTATAATGACAAATTGAGAAATGGAAACTATTACAAGTACTCAGATAAATGGGAGGTCCTTGCAATGAAAGAGACTATCAATTGGTATAAAGAACAAGTAAACTTCATGGAGAAGTTGCTACATAAACGTGAAGAAAAATGCGCTCACGACAAGCCCGGAAAATAGTCCTCATGACAATGTTCACCCCAATTGACCGCATGAGCAGCGCATGGTTCGACCGTGCTCTCCAGTGGTGTGCAACATACCGCCAACCACATATTAAAAAGGCTCTCCGCTACTATTGGAATGGCGTAGCGGACGGCAAGGTTAAGCCATTCTATTACAAAGAAAAACTTTCAAGAAACAAATTCGTATGAAAAGAAGAATTGCAAGAAAAATCGACAACTACAAGGTAATGCCTCAACGCCTTACCAACAAGGCCATGTACCTCTACCTTCGCATCCGCGAACACTGGAGCCTGTCAATAAGAGGCAAGAACTACAGCACCTGCTACGTCATGGACAAGTGGGGACGTGTCCTCATCTACTCACGCTCCTATCCCGGAGGGCGCGTCGAACACGGATTCGGCTACGATGCGTGGCACGATGAATTCGGCAGGCTGTACCCAATCCGTAACCCTAAACGCAAAAGAAAGGCAAGAAGATGATCAACAAAAACACTTTCATCAAATGTGGAGCATGTTTGAAACGTCATGGTAAACATAAAACAATAAAACAATGAAAACTTACATCGGAACAAAACAGGTTAAGGCCGAACCTATGAACGAATTGGCCGCAGTTGAGAAAGGTTACGCTCGTAAGAACGAGGACAACCACGAATGGCGTGAAGGTTATCACGTGCAGTACACCAACCCGGACGGCAGCACCTACGACTCTTGGTCTCCTAAGTCTGTCTTTGAGCAAGCCTACAAGTGTGCCGACAGCTTCATCGACCGCTTGCAGATAGAGCACGACGAATTGAAGGAGCGTTACAACAAGCTCGACAACTTTCTTGAAAGTGGCAAGGCAGAGAAGGTATGCGAAGAAAACCAGATTTGGCTCATGGCTCTCCAGCGTATAAACATGCAAAATTATCTCGGCAATCTTGCTACGCGCCTTAAATTCTTGAAAGATGCGCCATCCCAAACGCAGGGCTAACATGCTCTACAAGCTACGTAGGAGAGGTATTCGCTGCAACACCAAGGAGCGGTGCATATACCTCCCCTACAATGAGGATCCAAAGCACTACCCACAAATACCAAGGTTGTGCCGGGAGTTTCACTTCTACGTTCAATTCATCATCACATGATGGATTGAACGTCCCTCTAAACTTAAAACCATCTTTCATCAACAACCCTATATCTTTGCATTATGATTAAACTCTTGGAACGAACACGCCGCCCCGACATAACATTCTCCCGTAATGGCCGCATTTCCATTACGGCAAGAGTCGTGCGGCTACTCTCGCTCCAGCCGGGCGACAGTATCAACGTAGCCTTCCATCTTGGCGAGTGCTATCTGCTTGCAGTCCGGCACCAAAATGCAATAGGACGGCATGTCGCACAGTGTCACCCAACAAAGAAAGGTTCCAAGAACTACTGTGCATCTTCCGTCCTCATCGCACGGCTCATGCTCGACAACTGCGGCATAAAAGAGCAGCGTGCCTCATTCATGATAGGCCAAGCAGAGAAACGCGACGGCGAAACAGTTTTACCAATAATATTTAAGCATCCGTTATGAACCAAGAAATAAAATATAGTGGCTTCTCCGCTGTGCCATCAGACTATGAATGTTCCGACGGTTCTCTTGCCGTGTCCATCAACCTGCTGCCAGAAGACGGTGCCTTGAAGCCTATCCTCGCGCCATCAGAAGTTATGCAGCTTCAAGATGGTGAGATCGTCAAGTTTATACACAAGACTTCCTCTTTCACGCACTACATCGTATATTCTGAGAAGAGTGGAAAAATAGCCTCTATTGACAAGGACACAACAGAACGCATAGAGGTCGGCTCACTATATAGTGTTTCTCATTTCAATGCTGTAGGTAATACATTGCTCGTCTTTACGTCCGGCAGCTTCTATTATTACTTGTGGAAGTCTGGCAAATACGTCAAACTGGGCGACCATATCCCGGATGTTGAAGTATCGTTCGGTCTTGTCGGCCATCCTCGTTTGTTCAGTCTTTCCGATGATAGCAAGAGTACGTTCACCATTTACTTTGATGGTATTTCCGAGGGAGCACTCTACAACGAGTTCACAGAAAACAACAAGACTCGTATCACCGAACAGATAATGGCGAAGGTCAACAAGTTCGTTGCTCAGGAGACTGTCAACAAAGGACGGTTCTGCTTTCCGTTCTTTGTCCGCTATGCCTTGCGTCTATACGACGGTTCACTTGTTTATCATTCCGCACCCATTCTCATGAACCCATCTACTAAGGCAGCTCCCATTGTATGGTGGAACAGGGCAAAGGGCAAGAACAGTTATACAGAGGCTGTCTGTGACATCATGCTTATGGCTGCATCACTCGACTATAAGGTTGTACGGAATGACGACTCTTACGACCTTAATGACTGGTCCGACATTATCAAGAGTATTGATGTGTTCATATCCAAGCCTATATACACATACGACCAAGAAGGAAAGATTTCTTCCATGTCAGATGTTGACAACTACAATACAAAGTTTATTGGCCGTCTGTATGCCGACAATAAGGACACCGTAACATCGACAAAGGCAGAAGACAAAATACTCGGGCAGTTCTCTTCTAAGGAATTTCTTGACTACTACTGTGAGTGGGAGTATTCTAAGATCTACGCTATGTACTATTCGTCTGACCGCTCTTATCCTTCTACGGCTTTCCACATGCCGGAGTTCACTGAAGGAAAGGTGTCTGAGTCTATCAAGAACACTTCAACGTTTTACAAGCTGTGTTCACTTGAAATTGCAGATGCCATTGCCGACAACAAGCGAAAAGACATTATCGTTGATGATGAATATCTACAGTCTCTTGTTACGCGCGAGGTTATGACCGACGACTATCTGACGCATGACCAGCTGCATGCTGATTACTCATTCGTCTATAATAGCCGCCTCAACTTGTCCGGACTCAAACGCAAGCCATTTACCGGCTATCTGGCCCAGTCTATGTTCGCATATTGCAATGGACGTTACAACTGGCAACCAAACGGTTCCACACTAAACATATCAATGGCGGCATTCTCTACTGATGATTATTCCATTATGGTTTACATCAAAGAAAACGGACAGGAATATGCTGTGGCTTCAGATGAACGTTTTTATGGAATGGGTATGCAGTTATTCTGTAGCTCTGAAATGGTATCTACCAGCGGTTCAACGCAAACGACGAAAAAGAGTAAGCATTCGTGGGGGTGTTATGTTTTCTACCCAAATCCGAATGCCTACAAAATGGTTATCTATAATTTCAGTGCTGCATGTTATGCCATCGACCTCAAACAGCATGAGTTCCTGAATGGTGCCTTTGCTGTCCTCGACTACGAACTGGTACGTGAAAAGAACTTCACGTCGCTGCCGTCTGTCTATCCGTCACACGAAGACAACAATTTCCCCATTGAGATTGCCAACAAAATCTACACCTCCGAAGTCAACAACCCCTTCTACTTCCCGGTACTTGGTATCAACACCGTGGGCACGGGAGAGATTAAGGGCATCTGTTCTGCAGCAAAGGCTCTTTCTGAAGGACAGTTCGGTCAGTTCCCTCTCTATGCCTTCACCTCTGAGGGTGTATGGGCGTTAGAGGTTTCGTCCACTGGCACCTATTCTGCAAAGCAGCCCATCACGCGCGACGTGTGCATCAACCCCGACGGCATCACACAGCTTGACTCCGCTGTTCTCTTCCCAACCGACCGCGGTATAATGCTGATCAGCGGCTCGCAGACGCAGTGCATATCCGAAGCCATCAACTCCGAATATCCGTTCGATGCGCTCCGGCTTCCCGGGTTCGACAAGCTGCACACCATGCTCGGACATGAACCTGCAACAGACAAGTGCTTGCCTACGCTGTCCTTCACCAAGTTCTTGAAGCAGTGCCGGATGCTATACGACTATGTTCATCAGCGCGTCATTGTATATACGCCCGGTATCACATACGCCTATGTATTCTCGCTGAAGACAAATCAGTGGGGAATGATGTTCTCTAACATTGTCTCACACCTCAATTCATATCCGGATGCACTGGCCATGGACACAAAAAATGCTGTGCTAAACTTCTCGGTACCTATCACGAATACCGACAAGAGTATTCCCATAACAGATACCGTCAAATGCCTATACGTCACACGTCCTCTCAAACTTGAAGCGGCAAACGTATTGAAGACTGTCGCCAGTGTCATACAGCGTGGACTGTTCCGCAAAGGAAACGTATCAACGGCCCTCTACGGTTCGCGCGACTTGCAGAACTGGCACCTTGTATGGTCAAGCAAAGACCATTATCTACAGGGCTTCCGTGGCTCTCCTTACAAGTATTTCCGAATTGCCGGTGTAGCCACACTCTCACCAGATGAAAACATCTACGGTGCGTCAGTCGAGTTCACACCTCGACAAACCAACAAGCCGAGATAAAGAAGATATTATTAGGTTTAGTTATTTATTAAGGTTAGATTGTTTTAGGTAACAAAAGAGCCGGGATGCGTGATGCACCTCGGCTCTTGTCTTTATTATCCTAACCAATGTTGCCTGATACGCTTCCTCTCCATTCTCGAATGGATGGAGGTGCGTATTTCTTGCTCCGCCTCAGCAGCCTTGGCAATCCACGTCTCCGACTTCGACGGATTAGTTATGCTTAGCCAGTCGGCCACGCCTCGGCACACAAGGTATTCGTGTATCAGCCTTTCCACATAGGTCAGCGTGGTTTGCGAAATAGTGTTGGGCACACTCATGTTTATATGATATTGCTCCCTCTCCTTTAGCTTGTCGTCAAACTCTGTCTTGACGATTTCCTTCTTTGACCAAGGGTAAAGCATTTCCCGGCACATGGAGATACCCAAATCCAGCACTCTTGTCACCCGGTCCACATTGCCCTCCTCGCCAACGTCAGCCACCATGTGCTTGGCGTGCTCGGTTTCTGGAGCCATCACATGGCTCTCCACATAGGCATTGTTCTTGATGTCATAGAGCAGCTGTTCTCGCTCAAAGGTAAGCGTCACCTTTAGCTTCGCTCCCTCTTTCTCTATGCAGCAGCTCATAAGCCCTCCTCCTTAGTCTGTTGGACGCTTCGGGCGGCTACGCTTGCTCACTGCCTGTTGGATGCTTAGCAAACTTCTCTGTGCAAGGGCAATGTACTGTTCAGCGTCTGCCTTGTTTGTCACCATGTACCACTCGGCGATGGCAGAGTTCTTCAGGTAGTCGTGGATAGCCTCGCCCACACCGGTAGTTGCAGCCTCGTTGAAGTTGCTCGGCATTGTGAGGTTAAGCGTCAGGTCTGTGCTGCCGTCATAGTGGCTGTTGTCTGTGGTTGTGCCGTCCTCGTTGAGGTAGTCCGACAGTTCTGTCTTCACCTCGGCAAAGCCTTTCTTGATAGAGCGCAGTATCTTCTCGCGGTTCTCCTCGTCCTCAGAGGCAAACATGCTCGCCACCTCCTTGTGGTTGTCCTTGTTCTGGATAGTACGGCCACGCAAGAAGGTCTCGTTCATGATGTCGAAGAGAAGCCACGAAATTTTGATGGTTGCCGTCACGCTCTTCTTGGCACCTAATGTCTTTTCTTGTCCTTCCATGTCAATAAAATATTATTTGTTAGTCACTCGGACGGGTCGGTCTCTTGCGGCTGTATAGCAGACGTTCCGCACCATCCATCATTTCTCCGGCTTGGTTGAAGTAGTCAGCGGCTTCGCCCTTGTTGGCCAGCTTGAACCACTGGGCGATGATTGAGGCAATGAAGAAGTTGCGAAGGGCCGACTGTACATTGTCCTTCATCCCTTTGTCAAACGACTTGCTCACCTCCAGCACGGCTTCGTAGCCTGTCCTCGTCGCAAGCGACGGAACAACGATGCTCTGTGCCTCCACATCTTTAGGTTGTTGTATGGGTGGAATAGGAGTTATCGTTACAAGTATCTGCTTCGTAGCTCCGCTCACGATCATCTCTTTCAGCCTCTCATTGGTGGCAAGCACCGACTCCTCCCAAAATCTGCCGAGATCTGAAAGGTCGCTGTCCGTGGCGAGGATGCGGTCTCGCGCTCCATCGTCGCCGTCTATCAGCTTCGCGCCTGTGTAGTCGGTAGCCTTTGCCACCTCTTCATACACGTCGTCCTTGAATATCTGTACGGTGATTGTCTCCATGTCAGAATGAGATTAGTGAATACGTTAGTCCGATGCCTATATATGGCTGCATACCTTGTTTGCCGAAGCCGTAACCTGCCGTCACACCGATATGCCATTTCTTAGGAGGCTGCTTAATCTTGCGCGTTACATACTCATGCTTGGGATATACATAGATGCTGTCAAGCTGCACGTCATATCCGCTCACCCATGCCGTATAGTCACTGCTTTTATACATCTTTTGGATGATGGGGATAGTAACCTCCGCACTGTCACGCACATCTGCCGCATCGTTTTGTGTACAGCTTTCTGCCGGTTGTGTGTCCGCACGGATAGATGGCTGCGCCTTGTCACTCTTGGGAAGGGTCACGGTCTTGTACGTCAACACCAAACTGTCCTTGGGTACTGGCTTATAGTAAGGTATGGTGTCAATCACAGTGTCACGCACCACATCTGCAGGTTCATGATCTTTGCTGTAGCCTCCGCAATGCACGATGCCAACCAGACAGACGATGCCAACAACCACACCTAACATTGCCCACAAAAAGCCTAAAATCTTCTTATCCATAATAGTCTTTGATAAATTCAACAATAGCGTTCACATGCACGGCTGTCACCTTCTCCTTGCCTTCCTCACTCAACAGCAGATCAACGTCTTCTTTGTTGTCTTGGAAAAGGTTCTCCGTCAACACTGCAGGGCAGTTCGTGTCTCTACAGATAGCAAGGTTCTGGGCGATGTACTTGGCATAGGGCACACAACGGTTGCCTTTCAGTCCTTGAAGTATTGCTTCGTTCCAAAGATACTGCGCCAAAGCCTTGCTCTTTGCGGATGCGTTCATGCCTACATGGGCAGAAAAGCCTCGCGCCTCATGCCATTTGCCGTCGCCTCCTGCTGCATTGTTGTGGATCGAGACAAGCAGTACGTTCTTGGTGCCTACTTTCTTGCAGATGTCGTTCACACGCTTGCAGCGTACAGACAGTGCAACGTCCTGCTCCTCTTCCACAACACGCTCTGCATTGTAGCCCATGCCGCGAAGCTCGGTCATAACTCGGGTTGCAATCTCTCTTGCATAGGCATATTCACGCAAACGACCATCAGGCGATTGCTTGCCTTTAGTGTTCACTCCATGCCCATTGTCGATTAGAATTTTAATCATAATATATAATTTGCTTAGAAAGTTGTAGAAATCTGTATATAATTTTACGCAAAAGTTGTATTTATGCGTTCAACCTTTGGTAAAAGTCTGTCTTGATATTATCATACGCAAGTTTAATGTTAGTATAAGCACGAGCATTGTTTGCGCCATCTTCATTATAAATCTCACCTTCAACAATCTTCGCCACGTCCTCCACCCATGCCGAACTGCAAAACTCTGAAATGGATTTACCTCGATATGTGAAAGAGTCGAAGCGCGAGTTGCGGTCGTTGTGTATAACGAGCAACGACTTGCGTATCTTCGCTGCTGTCGCTTCGTGGTCTATGATGTGGTTCTCTTCTCTTACACGCTTGATAAGCCTGCACACCTGCTCAATGCTGAGGTCGAAAGCAAAACCTGTAAGGTTGCGGATGCGTAACAATGTCTCCGGGCGAAGCCCCTCTGATATGTCTTGCAGCATGTCGTTCTGCTTACGTGTCTCTTCGGCAAGGTTGTGCATACTGTCCTTCTGGTCTTGCATCATCTGTTCGATGATGCTCTTGAACCAACGGAAGAGGGCCACCATCATAGCTGCGGAAAGGAGAAGGAAAAAGGCTGCAGTTATTGCCATCATGCCATAGTCGCTAATACCTTTAGCCACCTGCGTAATTTGACTTACATCGTTCATTTCCCTGTCAGTGTTACTCTTATCAAGCGTCCTACAACTACTCCGGCCATCGTACAACCGAAGTCAACCCAATCCCATTTGCCGCCATACAACTTGTCTTTAAGTTCCAAGGCTCCAGCTACACCAGCTCCGGCATACAGCGCACAGTAGGTATCATCAGCTCCCAAGCCGATGAGAACGCCGCCTACGATATGTCTGCCGCGGTTGCTGGATTTTAACCATGTAATAATCTTTTTCATTGCCATTATGATTTTATGTTCTTGGCAAATTTAGCGACTTAACCGGTGAGCGTCGTTTTAACTATTGTAGCACAAAAAAAGAGGAGCAAGATTTCTCCTGTTCCTCTTATTGATAATGTTGTGATTACATGTCAAACACGTCCCAATCTACATTGTCCTTCTCCTTCCATCCGTTCCTGATGGTTTCAAGAATGAAACATGCAGCGGCCTCGCTGAACTTCTTGAACTCGTCTCGCGTCTGGAAGGTATGATAGATTGGTGTAGCGTCGGCTTTCTCGTTGAGCTTCAACGTAAGTGGGAATGTAACACTTTCGTTGTTCTCAATAGAGGCAAAGTTACGCTGCTTCTCGTCTGTGAGCCAAACCTTGATGCCCTCATACTCAAACTGATTAACAATCTTGTCTTTGGTCTCTGCGTCTATCGTAGCCCAAACAAGTTTCTTTATCTCGTCAAGCGTGGGCTTGTGCGTGAACGTATGGCGGTATTCGTATGTACCGCTCTCTGTTTCATACAGACCGAAATAGAGCAGCCATTTATTCTTGCCTACTCGTTGCAGTCCGTCCTGACGTTTGGTTGTGCCGTATATCTTTTCCATTGTCGCTATGATTTTGTTGAGGCAAAGATATAGTATGCAGCCCAATTCACGCTTTTATCTTTAGTGAGTCGCTTTAGGTGAAGTTATACTTTCGCTTGCTGCCGTCAAACTGTTCGCACTTGATGACGGTCTCAAACGGAAAGCCATCCTCGATGTCGCTTATCTGGTCAAGGATGCCTTTCATCTCGTCCGAAGCGGTGAAGAACTTGCCCCATTCCTGTGTCGCAGGGTTCTTGAACGACACTAAGTAGCGGTCTTCGCCAAACTTCGTGTCCAGTGTCTCGTAGTCGTGAATTTCTACCGGGATGTTCACGATGTCACCCAAGCGTGTCACCTTACCGGGAAAACGTTTCTTTCCGTCTGCTGGCTTATAGGTCACGCCCATTTCTGAAAATTTCTTCATGTTTTTACCTGTTAATATATAATATAAATGCTGGCAGTCCGCATGACATGCCATTCCTTTGAACGAGCCTATAATTTGTTGCCTTCGCTTTCTCGACTTTATCTTGGCGAGTTTCCTCGCAGCGTTCACCTTTGTGCGCTTGCGTATTCGTGAGTGGTCACCATAATCAATATAACCCAGTGCATCCATTCCTGCACTCACTGGAGCAACCTTCTCGCTCGGCTTGATTATCAGATTGTAGGGTTTACTTAGCCTATGCAGTGTGTCCCTGTGTTTCCACAACTCTTTTTTGTTGTCTCCATATATGTATATGTCGTCACAAAAGCGGTTGTAGTTATCCTTTCCACACTCCTCTATCATGGCATGGTCAATGTCATTGTGGTACAGGTTGCCGAAGAACTGCGAGGAGCGTAGTCCCTTGCTGATGCCTACGTTGCCATCCGGGTGCAATACTTTAACGAAGTCTATTAGTATGGGGAGTAATATCGGGTCGGCTATATACTGCTTGATGATGTCAATCATCTTGTCGTGCAATATGTGGTCATAATAACCTTTATAGTCGCTTTGATAATAATATATAAGGTCGGGGTTCTCGGCTCTCACTTCCTGCATCTTGTGGAATAGTCCGTGTGGGCCGCGTCCTTCTATCGAAGCTGCCGTGTTTTCAATTAGCAATGGCGAAAGGTGTTTTTCCACAATCTCCATGATGGCATTGCAGCCTATACGTTTCACAACAGGAGGTGCTTGAACCATTCTTCTCTTCGGACCATCGTCCACTTCAAACGAGGATAAACGAACAACGCGGAAAGTTCCATTACCTATTTGTTCTTTCAACTCGGCAATAATTTCTTTCTTGCGTCTCATATAGCGCACCATGCGTGGAGTACATTCCACACCATCTATAACAACCGTCTCCCTCCATTTTATTCCGCTTCGCGTGTCTGCGTTATGAAGGTTCGACATGACACGCTTGAACGAGCGTTCCATGTTTTCGTCCGAAACAATTTCTGGGATGAGGTTATATAAAGGAAAACAGATAGAAGTCGGTGCTTCTACCTGTCCTAACAAGTCTTCCAATGTGTTGACAGCCTTCCTGTCCTGTGGGGAGATACTTGCGCACTCCCCACATGTGGTTAATGTCGTGTTCCGGCTTTCCATAATTCGTTTATCATGCTGTTGCCGAGGCTCTAATCCCTCGGAGTTTGTTTGCGGCAATCCTCGTGCCACGTCAGAGTCCCCCGATTAAGTACCACTTAGAATTTCAGCCGACCGCCGTAGTTCGTGTTCGAGTTCGAAGAAGCGTTGTTCGCGTTCGCATAAGCGAGACCGCTGTTCGCATTCGAGTTGTTGCCAGACCGCAGAACACAGCGGCGCGTGGGATTTTCTGCCTTTTGTTTCTTGTTATACTATCGGACGCACAATGTCCACTTTTAGTCCCAAAGCGTCAATGATGCGGAAAAACATTCCCACACCAGGCTCTATCACACCTTTCTCTATGCGTGATATGTAGGTCTTGTCCGTACCGACTTTCTTTGCGAGGTCAGATTGGGTCATGTGCTCCTGCTTACGGGCATCATAGATAATCTGTCCCACGCAATAGTTGGTGGCTTCTTTTCTGAAAGCCTCTCTTTCCGCAGTTCCTACTGCTCCATACTTGGCGTCAAGAATGGCATCAAAACTGCTAATGTCATTTCTTTCCTGCATAATATTCCTTTTTAAGTTCAAGTGCTCTGTCTATCTCTTTGGAGGGTGTCTTCTGGGTTTTCTTCTGAAAGCCGTTGAAGAGCATCACGATGTTGCCCTCGTCGAAAATGAAGAACGCTCGATATATATTACCATTGTAGGAGGCTCTTATTTCATAGAGACCATCCTTTATGTACTTTACAAATTTTTCGCTCACTCTGTCCTGCATCTTCAGCACATCAAGCACATAGTCTATCTTCTTCTGCGCTCCTGCTTCTAAGGCGCGGTAGAACGTGAGGAAATAATCTTTGTAAACCAGTATTCTCCGTTCTGAGTTCATGGTGCAAAGGTAATACAAAAAGTTGATATATCATACAACTTTTACTTTTATTTTGCAGAGCCTATAAAAAATCTCGCTGACGCGAGATAAAAAGGGAGAGGGAGCAGCCTCCTTTCGTCGGCTCTCCCTCTGACGCTTTTTTCGAGCTTTCGCTTTCCGCTTAGTCAACAATCACGAATTTTCCGCGGAAGGCCAGCCGACCGCCGTAGTACGCGCACGAGCCCGAAGAAGCGCCGTGCGCGTGCGCAAAAGCGAGACCGCTGCACGCATTCGAGACGTTGCCAGACCGCAGAACACAGCGGCCTCTGCTGCCGGGGAACCATAGTCCTGCCGCATAGTGGGTCGTGTATTTGCTGGTGTCGGTCTGATGCACCTTGCTGGGCAATATGTCGCACTTGGCTCCATGCACAACTCTCACCACGCAGTTGCCGCCACTGGTAACGCTCTGTACCATGCGCTCTGTCTTCTTTATCGGGTCGTAGATGTGGAACACATAGTCCACAGGGTCGTCGTTTGTCTCCACGCATCTGTTCTTGTAGAACTCTGTGTAGCTCTTCACGTTTCCTGCTATGTAGTCCATCCACTCCGAGTCACAGCCCACATAGTGCTTCAAGCCCATGATTGAGTTCATCGCATTGCCCACATAGGCGGTGTCGGCCATGCCTATGTCGTCGCGGCTGTTCAGTATCGCATCATGCGCTCCGTTGCCCACAACGGCTTGCTCGTTGGTCGTGCCGTGCGTTGCCCACCACAGGTTGCTTATCTCCTTGTGCATCTCGTAGTCTTGCAACTGATAACCCTCGCCACGCATACGGCAGCAGTTCTGGAAGTCCTTGTCGGTGAAGTGCAACGTGCCGTTAGGCATCTCCGTCGGGTTGCCCTCGCTGTCGTATGCCCATTCGTTTGAGGTCTGCGATGTTCCGTCGCCTTTCTTCGAACGCACCGCTCCCGATATGCTTCGGGGGCGTTTCAGTCCGTCTATGGTTATGGGGTACGTTCCAACGAGGCTGTCCACATCGCCCACGGTATGCTCCGTCCATTCGGGTTCTATGGCTTCCAAACTCTCGCTGTCAACGGCAAGACACATGGTGTCTTCGATGTCGCGATACGATGTGAAGTACATCCACTTGGCACCGTTCGGCACATCACAGAACACATATTTGCCTATGGTGAAGTCAAAGTAGGTGTGGCTCACCATCATGATGAACTTGCCTACTATCTTTCCGCTCGCATCGGTGAACACGGCTCCGAGCCTTGCATGGTTCAGTCCAGGCCACCTCACTTGCTTCATGCCTTCCACGTCCATGCGGTAGGCATTCACGTTGGCGGCTGTCGTGATGATGTTGTCGCCGATGGTCTCGCCCTCCTGCGCCTCGTCTGCATAGATGCCTGTATTCTCGGCATAGAGCAACTCCGAAAGCATTGCTTCTTTCTTCTTGCCTACGGTGGTCAGCGGCTCGTTGTCGGTCATTGAGTGGAAGATATACTTTACTTGGTTCTTGTAGTCGTTCACACCTTTGTACCAGAAGTGGGGTAAATGGTGGAAGATGTCGAAGCCTTCTCCTGCGCTGTCGCCCACATCAAAGGTTTCGCCGTTAATGAGGCGGTTGAAGTCGGTGTCGCTCAGTTGTCTGCCTTCCATCTGTTTCAACTTACTGTTGTAGGTACACTTGTAGGCATGGGTGTTCTGCACGATTTTCAGTGTGTGTCCGCTTGCCACGAATGTCTTGTCGTAGTCGGCACCTGTCTCGTTCTCGGGATTGCTGTATTTCTCGCAGAAGTCGCCGCTCACTACATCGTCTATCTTCACCATGGAGAACTGCGAGTTGATGACGGTCAGTCTGGGGAAGTACGTTTGCAGGGCTTCCACCTCTTCATCTTCCACCAACTCTGTCAATATCCAGCGTCCCAACAGTCCACTACACTGGCCGCTCTCATCGTAGGTTGCTCCGTTGGCATCTATTCCCACGGCACCGCTATTCTTTATAGCGCGCAGCATCTCCACACTTGCCGTGGCATTGATGCCGGGTATGCGCACACTCTTCAACGCTCCTGCCGTGGTTATCTGCCGCAGCAAGGTCATGGTGTCTATCTTCGGACATTCGTCCAAGAACATCTTCGTCACCTTGCTCATGCCGCCCTCAATGGTCAGTCCGCCGGGATAGGTCAGCCGTGGCAGGTTCTTGAAGTAGAGTGTGGTCATAGTACCGGGCAACTGTAGCGTTTCTATCGGGGCGGTCTCTGCCAAGTCAATGCTCGCAAGTTGCGAACCGCTCGCCAGCACCTCGGTCAGCCGTGGACAGTACGAGGCTATGATGCTCGTTATCTTCGTGTTCCGCACGTCTATGCGCTTCAAGAAACTCTTGTTGCCCATGTTCAGTTGGGTGATGGCTCCGCTGCCTTCTTCTGGCGTGTAGTCCTCACCGCCGATGATTATCTCCTGCAGCAGGTCGCAGTTGCTGATGTCCCAGCCCTCTGCCTTTGGTGTGCAGCCGCTCACGTCAAGGCTGGCAAGGTATTTCGCACCAAACACATAGAGCATCGTTCCCGAGCCTGTGGCGGTCATGCCGCTCTTCAGCGTATAGCTTTCTCCTGCTTTGAGGTAACAGCTGTCCACACAAGCGTCTGCACGGTCCACACCCAGTCCGAAGAATGCGTCCTGCGCTGCCGTTATCTTGATGCTGATGTCCGTACCCACGGCACGCATCTTGAACGGGTTGGTGTACAGCTCGCCAACTTGGTAGAAGCCGTCACGATAGGCGAAACGCTTCTCAAACGTTACAGGCAGGTCTTCATACCTCAGTCCGTGTACGGCATAGTAGTAGTTGGCTCCTGCCTTGGAGTTCTCTATGTATTTGCGCTCGTTGTCAAACGAACTGGTTATCTTCGCCCACTTGTCTATGCGGTCGGTTATCCACAGCTTCTTGCAGCCGTCTGCCGAGAATATCTTGATGCCGTCTGCCTCTGCCGTGCGCATATCCTGCGCCACATCATGCAGTGTTACGGTAGTGCTGCCCTTGTCGTCAAGCCAGAACTTGTCTCCTGCATACGCTTGCTGGAACATCACCGAGTTCCAGCCTTGGTAGTAGTGCTTGGGGTCTACCTTGCTGTCCAAGTCCCAAGGTATGGTCACACCGCAGTCGTTGTCCGAGAGCCACACGCAGTCACCATCATACCAGTGGTTGAAGTAGGCGCGTACCAGTCCGTTGGTGTCGAGGTAGAACGTTATCATCATGTTCTTGCTTCGCTGGTCAACGGCCAATACATAGTCGCTGCCCACCACATACGACAATGTGGATTTCACGTTGGCCCATTCGTGCAGCTCTTCGCAGAACTTCTTCAGACGGTTCTCCTTGGTTCCTGCCACGGTCTTGCCGTGAATGGTGATGTCGCCGTCTGCCTCTGTGCGGTCTTGCGAGCAGTCTTGCGTCCACCGCAGCCACTTGTACAGGCGGTACGGCACTTTCTTGCCCTGCGCATACAGGTCGTTCAAGTCGTCATCATCGGGGTATCGGCTTTCGTAGTAACTCAGCCAGATGGGTTTGCTTGTGGCAGGGTCGAGCTTCATCATGTCTTCGATGCCGTTCACGCCTTGCAGCCAGCACAGACTGTCATACTTCAAGTACTCGAAGCACTCCACAGGGTTCAGCACTCTGCCTGTCACCGTCCATTTCTTCACGCTCTGGTCATACTGCATCTTGCCCGTGGTGTCTTTCCACTTGCCGCCTGTGTACTTCACATACTTGTAGTCGTTGGTCAAGTACACCGTTCCCCAGTCATAGTTCTTCACATCATCGGCAATGACTTCGGCAAGGCTCTTGTCCACTTCGGTCGGGTCGGCGGTAGCATCACACTCTGCCATTTTTCCCGTACCGTCATTCTCCAGGAAGATGTGCTTCTCGCCGCAGTACTCCGAGAGCATGTAGATGTTCGAGGCTATGAGTTCGTCACTCTTGGCAAGGGTCTGTACCTTGAAGATGTTGATGTCTTGGCCTTTCTCTGCCACGAGTTCCTTGAAGTCGCCATAGTTCAAGCAATCTCCGTTGTAGCCGCTCACTTTCTCGAAGCCGAAGAAAGAGGGGTTGCCCTTGTCCACGTTGAAGTTGGCCTTGGCATGGAAGTAGGCGTAGGTCTCGTTGGTGGCATCCACGCTCTGCTGGTCGGTGCGGAACAGGGCGCACGTCACGCTGTCGATGCTGGTGTTCATCGTGCCTTCGCCGTTGTAGGCGTTCTGTGCAGGGGTCATATAGTCGGCTCCCATGGCGCGCTGCACCTTGTTGAACAGTTCCATCGTGGCTCCGTTGTTCGCGCCTGTCGAGTCGGAATAGTCCACCTTGATTGTTATGGTCTTTACCCACAAGCCGCCGTCTATCACCTGTATTTGGCTCTTCGCTGCCATCTTCTGTGCCGTCTTGAACTTAGCGAGTGCCGTCGGGTTGTCCTTGAAGTCCTCCTCGGTGTGGAGCATCTCAATCTTGCAGCCCTTGAACTTGCCTTTCTTGTTCTTGATTGGGCGAAGCGATGAGGTCGTGCCTTGGTTGGTGGTCGGCACATTGTACACCTTGCAGTCCTGCCATGGGCGGTCGGGAAAACGGATTACCCAGTCAAAGTAGGCTTTGGTCTTCTTGTCGCCGTCCAGCTTGTCAAGGTAGCCGGGGTAGCTCTGCTCTATGTCGGGGGTGTCGGCGTTCTTCAGCAGCGTCACGCAGCACAGTCCTGCGTTCATGCACGCTTGCAGTGTGGGGCGGTCTTTGGTTGTTCCCTCTGCCGTCTGCGATGCCATCACTTGGTTCTTCTCGTATTCGGTCAGCATGGCGGTGGTGTCTTTCTGTCCTACGAGGTAGTTGTTGAACGCTTGGCGGTAGTTGTAGTAGGTCGCCCATGCCGTGAGGCGGTACAGGTAGATGTCGGCTTTTGTGCCGTCAAAGAGCATCGTCATGTCGTTGTGCGCGAAGCGTCCTGCATTGTAGTAGGTGGCTGCTGCCTCGTCTCCGTTCACATATATCTTGATGCTGCCTATACCCGAGTAGGGGGCAATGCTGGTCGGCTCTATCACGATGTCAAAGCGGGTCTCCTTGTCGGTCGCATACAGGGCTACGGCGGTCTGCTGTGCGCCAAGGTCGTCTGGGTTGGCGGCGGTGGCTCCGTCGCAGGTGAATACAAGCTTCTCGCCTGTCACATAGAAGCCGAGCGAGTTGTCGCCAAGGCAGTCTATGAGCCTTGCCGTGCGGTCTTCCACGTTCTTCACCTTGATGGTGAAACTCAGTGCCAGTCCGTTCTGCTCGATGCTTGTGCCGGAGAATGGTTTGTAGGTGCATCGGGCTTTCATGTCCTCTGCTATGCGCAGTGCCATGCGTCCCTTGTCGTTCTCCGTTCCGTAGGTGGGTGTGCCGTAGGTGTCCTTTACAAAGCCGTTGCTGCTCCAGTTACAGTTCTCCACGTTCACCTCCACGCTGCCGTCCTTGATGCTCTTGTCGGTCTCGCCGTTGCTGCGTGAGTCCATTGTGATGTTGAACTCTCTGAGGGTGGTCACTTCTTCCACGTCTACAAGCGAACCGTCCACCACAAATGTAGCGGTCTCGCCTTGGCTGTCGCCGCACGTCACTTGCACCGACACGCTCTTCGTGCCGTCATGCACGCTCTCAAGCACTTGCTTGGTGTAGGTGTTGGTCTGCTGGCGGTAGGCTATGGCGGTGGTCTCCTTTGCTCCGTCATAGAGTATGGTGGCTTGCGGCTCATCGTTGTCGCCTACATACACGGCATAGTCTATTTCGATGTTCTCGTATAGCTTGCGCTTGCCTTTCAGCTGGTCGGTGTACCACCGCATGGCGATGATTGGGGTATTGTTCCCTGCTTCCACTACCATAATGGCGGTATGCAGGTAGTTGCCCCTCACACCGCTGCCCACATCTTCGCCATGGATGCGCAGGGGATAGGCTCCGTGCGTGAGTGCTTCAGTCAAGCAGCTCTTTGGATCCACGGTGATGCTATGCGAGTAGGTGTCAAGTATGGTCTGCTCGCCGAGGGTCTTCCACTCGCCGTTCATGTATATCTCGGTAATAACCTTGATGCCCTTGTCCGAAGCGTTGTTGGCAAACTTGTACATCGGTATGCTCTTGGCGACTCCGCCTACGGCAAGCGAGGTGCTGCTGGTGTAGTTCAGTGTCTGCACACTGCTGATGGTCACGTCCACACCGCTCACGTTGATGTTGCGGCTTCCCGTGTTTCCTGCATCGTCGTAGGCTATGAGTTGGAACCTCTTTGTTGTGGCGGTCACGAAGTAGCTGCTCACGTCCATCTCGAAGTCGTAGGTGTCTCCGCTGGCTGACGAGGCGCGGTTGAACATGAAAGTCTCCAAGGTCTGTCCCGTGTCGCGGTCTTTCAGAACCACCTTTTCTATCATGTTGCTCAGCTCGTTGTTGCCTTGCGTGGTGATGCTTCGCACGGCGGCTTTCATCACCACGCTGCCTCCTGCCTTGGCATAGAGCGGACTTTGCTCAAACTGTATGCTCACAATGGTGCCTGTACTCTCTCCACCACCGCCGCCTACGGCAAACTGCACCTCATCGCCCACGGCTTCATGCTCGGCGTTCTCCAGCTGGAGTTTCACCACACCTTGGGTTTCGGTGTCGATGCGCAGGTTGTTGGGTATGTTGGTGTATGCGCCGCCTGTCGAGAAGGCTTCCTTGCCGTCTTTCTCTGGGGTGTCCGAGGTGGGTACGGCATTGTTGCCGCCTCCGCCAAACTCCACCCACGGCTTCAAGTCGGCTGGGTTGATGTCTTCTACGTTGCGTGTGAATTGGTAGGCTTCCCATTTGGGCGAGCCGTTGCTGGTCATGTCTGCGGTCTTGTAGGTCAGCACAACACCTGCTTTCATATACGACAGTCCGCTCTCTTTCTCCTTGTCGAGCACGGCTTTTATGGCGGTAGAAAGGGTGTATTCAGTATCATCGCAGATGTCATTTACATTCACCGTGTTGCCTATGGCACTGCCGTTCGAGCCGAAGTCTGTCCAGTTGGCCTCGGTTTTCCAATCTGTTTCTGTTTTCTTGCCGTAGTTCGTCCACTGCTTGTTTTGTATGCCTGTTTCTGAAAGGAATGATAGAACAATACCGGGCTTCATATAGCGCACGCTGTTCTCCAAATCGAAGATTTTTTCAAGCACAACAGATAGTGTCACCTCCCTTTCGCCCAACGATAGCAGGTTATTAGCATTGATTGTGTTGCGACATAGTAGTTCTGTGGAGGTATTTTCTATCAGTTGACGGTTGATGTCAGCTGTACTCTCCACCTCGTTCATACGTTCCTGAATGTCGGCTCCTTCATTACCAGGAAATGCGGTGCCGCTGGTATGACCGAGCGCAAGGTCTGAACCGATTACGGCAAGTTTTGTCCCTGCCCAGCGGTAGGTCTTGTTGGTGCTTACGTCCATGAATATCTTGCCGCTGTGGGGCACACGACCGTTCATGGTGGCTTCACCGTACAAGTCACCATCGAGCCAATTGTTGTAGTAAGTGATAGTCGGACGTAAGTCAAATTCAGACTCTGATGGCTTGGAATATTTCAGTAAGAAAGTGTTGGTTGTCTTGTTATAAACAACCGAGCAGTTTTCATCATCTGATTTTTTAGATACAGAAGACATCTGCGCTGTTACATCACTTACGATGCAGCCAAATTCCAAGGCATCGTCCACATAACTGGGCAGATATTGCGAAGACACCTGTCCGTTCTCGTCCAGCGGTGCCAGTCCTCCTGCCTCTCCTTTGGTCTTTTTGAAAGTGTTGAGGTCACTCTGCACTTCCGCCACACCCTTGGCAAGTTCCGTTTTGTTGTCACTGACGGTCTTTTTCAGAGTTGTTATGTCGCTCTGTGCAGTGTTCATCTGGGTATTTAGAGTGTTGATGCTGTTACCCTGCGTGGTCTGCGTGGTGCGCAAACTGCTGATGTCGCTCTTGTTCTGGTTAACGTCCACCTTCACGGCTTCGAGATCGGCTGTCATTCCCTCCACGGCTTCCATGTACTCGGTGCTATCAACCGTAGGATTACCCTTCAGCAGCGGATTACCGTTGCTGTCAACTTGCGCTACCCATGTACCACCGTCAGCTACATAGAGTTGGCCAAGATGATCTGACGCAGCACTGCCTTCTACGGTCACCAACGCCCACCATCCTTCATGAGGATTAGGGTAAGCCTCGCGTAGCTGTGCAGCCGTTTTGAACAGGCCTTTGTTCGGGCCTTTTATGTTCTTGGCTTCAAGCCAGCCGTCAACGGTCAGATTGTGGCCGACCTTTGCCGAACCGCGTATGGTGGTCTTGCCGCCGATGTTAACGTCACGACCAACCGCAACGTCACCATCTATCTGTTTTGTTGGTATTGAACTCATTATTCAAAAATGCTTTTTGCCAAGGTGTTCATTGCGGCTGCTTGCTCGCTCGCACCATAGGCGGTTAATACTAATGCAGCCGTAGTATAGACCACGGCTGTGTAACAACGCTCGCTGATGTCTATGCCGTCCTCCTCGTCTATGCTCGGATAAGGAATGTAGGAGGCACGTTTCACGTAGGCTTCTTCACTGTTGCAACTGTAGAACTCCAACACCTTGCCCTCGGCACGGTTCACTACGGCACACACCGGCTTCTGGACATTGCCACGAATACCCTTGTATCTTGACGATTGCAGGTCATACAATGGGTCGTCTGCTGATATGGCCATATAGCAGGTGCGTTCCCAGTCGCTCATGCGAAAGGCAACAAGACGCATGAAATCATCGGGCAGCAGAGTCCAACCGCTTCCGTTCTCCTCCCAGTAGATGGCATCACCAAATACGTGACCTTCCTCCAAGTAGTGAACGGGAGCGGACGACTCTACACGCCGAACGGCTTCCACTATCTTTGAGCGGATGATGTCATTCAACGATAAGGTGTCAATGTCCTCATCGCTGATGAGCTGCTCGCTTGTCTTGTTCTCGTCAATGGCAATGCGCACGTCACGCTCCACGACTTCGATTTTGTACACCATACCATTGCTGTGATTACTCGGTTACAAAAGTGATTTTAACGCCATGGGTTTCACCTACAGCTATAATTTCTGCACGAGTTCTCATCGTACCACTCTTCACACCAAACGTCTTTGTAAGATAGTCCTTGGCTTCTTGGTTGGTACTGAACTCAACTTCAATAAGACCACGTTCGTCCTCTATAGGCTCGATGCCTGTCTCTGGTGTAGGCGTTTCTACTTCCACAGTCGGCTTCACTGTTTCAGTCTTTATTTCTTCAGACAAATGCTCATTCACCTGTTCGTCACTGTCAGGAACAGGCTTATGGGTAGCAATTCGCATGTGGGTACCGGGCAGTACTTGACGCATTACGAGACTGATAAAACCACTCTTGTATTCCTTTGAGTTCTCAATTACAAACTGTGTAATTGGGTCTTTGGTCACCATGTATGCAGGTTGTGAACCACTTGGAGAAGACGTGCCACCAACGAACGACAAGTTCGCCTCAAGGGTGCCGGCCTTAACTTTACCGTGCCATTCCGTGAGACCATATACTCCGTATGTTTTAATTTCCATGTTATATTGTTTTATTAAAAATGGGGACGGATTGACTTAAAGCGCATCCACCCCCATAATTAGCGTTGACAAAAAAGTTACTCAGCTGAAATAGGACCGTAGAAACGAACCCACTTCTTCTCGTTCTCGCCTGTCGCATTGTACTTGAATGCGTCACCTGCACTCACTGTAATAGTGGCAGTGCCTGACTTGATGTTCATGCCATAAGCGAAAACGTAAATTACGCCATCTTCGAGATCGGCTTCGGTCGGAGCTGTGTCACTACTCCACAAGCGGAACTCGTCAGCTGCAGGAGCGGTGTCGTCATCGTCATCGTCACCATCAACCCAGATGTGACAGTTGCCCTTCAAACCAAGAGCGTCACTGACGAGAACGCCATTGCGTGTTGCCTCCTCACCTTCAACGTCCTCTGTGTAGCTGCTCTCGCCGCGACGTACATAGTGTACCAAACGGTCTTCGCCCACAATGATACCGCTGTTCTCGTAGCCGCAATCATTGAACGTAGGCTCAATCTTAATCTGAAGCTCACCGAAGATGCAGTACAGACGTGTCACCTTCCAACCAAGTCTCTCATTGGTGAAAGGCTCCATCGTAACCTCTGGGTGCTTGCTCCAGTCAATGAGCTGCAAACTCTGGCCAAGGTTGTTACCAACGAGGAAGAGACCGGACTTAGGCTTGTCTGCACCACCGTAATACAGCTTGATGAGAGACATTACATCCTCAAATGTCCACTTGCCACGATGCTTCACCTCACGCTTCACCTGCCAACGAACACCATTGGTTGTATAGTCCCACTGGTCGTCACCCATGCTCGAACGTACAAGCATCTTGTTCTGCTGAGAAATGAGAAGCGTACGGTTGCCGGCAGCCTTGAACTCACGCAACTGAGCCTCTGCCTTGACAGCCTCGTCGTAAGGTATCTCCATGTTCTGGTCGGCAAGATACTTTGATACGATGCTTGTCATACCTCGCTTCTGCAAGTACAAGTCGTCTGGAGAAGGAATGACAGTATTGGGGTCAACCCACTTCTGAGTCTCATACATGGCATTAGCCATACGTACTAACTTTGTACCTGCTGCTATGATATTGGTGTTGCTTGCTGTTGGAGAGGTTGCTGTTGGAAGACTGCCATACTGGTCTGTCGCAGCCTGCTTAACACCGTTGGTTGCTATACAGGTGATGGTGTCGTCGTTGTTCACGCTCTTTACAAAGAGCTGGAGGGGACGACGGCTCTTGACATTGGTACCACCGATAAAGTCGTAGCCTTTGACTCCCTTGACCATAAGAGTGTCGTATGCTCGAACTTTCTTCTGGTCGGCGTTGACTAAAGTGATAGTGTTGCCATTAACAGATGCAACCGTAACGATTGGTGTACCTTGGTCAATTGCATAGTGTTTTACTTCCATGCTATGAACGTTCACGGACTTTGCCATCAGCATAAGCTGCATCAAAGAGTTCTGATCACGTTCAAACATGAAAATTCGTTTGTCAACTTCGGGCATTACAAGTTCGCCCATACCTCCTGATGCGTTCTCTACTCCGCTGACGGTAGTAGGCGCACCACCTAACTGTGTCTGAAGACCAGCGGAACCAGCACTTGGAGTAAGTTCAGGACTATCTGGCGTGTTTGCACTGCCAGAGTTCTGTTGCTGGGTAGTTGTTACTTCTACGCTCATTTTAATTTGTTTTTATTTGTTATTGTTATATTTCGTTTTTGCCGGTACCTTGACAATGCTTTTCTTCACAAAGCCTTCGTTATGTATAGCTTTGCTTGCTTCCATTAACGCACTTACAGTGGTACAGGCACCACCGATATGTGTCCGCAATCCTGCACTTCCTTGTGAGGGTTCACGTGGCTTTGTATTTGGAAATTCTACACTAATGCTCATGACGTATTATTTTGCAGCATTTGCAAAGTCGAAGATGTCCATGTTTCTCTTGTTCTTGGGCGCACCGCCATTCTTGCCGTTCAGTGGTGCTGTGCCGTCGCCTTTGTCTCGCTTGCGCAAGCCTTCCACAATCTTGTCGTTGCGTCCGGCCACACGTCCCTCTTCACTTGCTGAGGCTACATCACTGTCATGGTTGATGGCATTCACGAACATTGCAAGAGTCTCTTTCGAGAACTTGCCCATAACACCGTCACGAACCACGGTCAAAACGGCATCCACTACAGCGTCAATCTGTTCGTCGCTCATGCCACGCTCTTCTTGGAACTGACGAAGGGTTTCAAGACTTGCGTCCATGTTCTTCTCATATTCCTCGTCAAGCTGTCTTGACTTGGCTACACGCTCCACATAGTCCTTGTTGGCCTCGGCTATCTTCTCCTGCATTTCAGGATCGTCAAGTACGTCCTGTATTTCTATGCCGAAGTTTTTTACAAGCCCGACGTATGGGTCGTTGCCATTGTGCATGTCAGCAAGGAACTGTGCACTCCTTGGGTCAGCGGCAAACATGTCGGACATGGCCTTTTCCCTGTCCTTGTAGCCGCTAAGATCCTGCTCGTATTGGTCGTAATCGTCGGAAATCTGACCGTAAATCTCCTCATCATCCTCGAACTTCTTGTCGGGATATTTCTTTCGCAGCCGTTCCAACTGTTGGTCACGTCTGCTCTTAACTCCGTTGTTATCAGCCATTATCTTCAAAATCTTTAGAATGTGTCATATTCATTTGCAAAAATACCTATATAAGATGTGGACTGACTTTTAACTTTTGTGACCTCGTTTCTGTAACTTTGAAGAAACAATCGGGCACTTTTATGAAATACTTTGGCAGCATTCTTGAATTTACACGCGAACGTAATAACGACCTCATGAGGGCATATCGGGAGAAACTCGCAGAGGCATCCATCATCGTGATGCCGGTCATCTTCGAACTTGTCGCTCAGTCTCCGGCTTCTCGCTTTTGGGTGAGCGAGGAGAGGGCTGCTATTGTCATTTCAGCAATGGCAGCTGGAAAACCGATGCCAAGGATGAGGAGCAACAAGCGTGAAATGTTTGAGGAGATTTACCGAAGGTTCGTTATACTACGTGAGAAACAGCCCGACAAATCGGTGTACGAACTTGTGACGAAAATAGTAAATCAACCTGCACCGAAATTCTACCTCACGCCTCGTACAGTGGGCGAATTTATTTACCGAATAAAGAATGGATGGTATGACAACCAATATGATAGATACAGAGATTGCACGCTTACTCGCTGAAAACGACCGGCGAAATGAGGTGATGTTCGCTCACTTCGACCCGGTCACGGGTGAAGGGTCCATAGGGGAACGTGTGCGAGTGTGTATCTCTGACTTTGCCATACCCGTCCAATGGCTCCCTGTAGAGATGATGAAAATACAAATGGTGAAGAAACTTGTCAAGGCTGGGTCTATCGACAAGTTTCTTTCGTCTGTTCTCCATGTTGAGCCAAACGATGATGATTACATCAAGGTCTCGCGTAAGCTCATAAGGCTACGCTTCAAACACGACTTCCCTTTCTGGGCGGCTACGCTCGTCTATATCCACAACAAGAAGGCTGGTAAGGACGTGTTGTTCCGGCTTTACTATCCGCAGCGTATTTTGGTATCTCGTTTTGAGGCGAAGAGAAAAGCTCGTCTCCCTATACGACTAATATTGTTGAAGGCTCGCCAGTGGGGTGGTTCTACTACAACACAGCTCTATATGGCATGGCTTCAGTTCAACCATCGAAAGGGACTAAATTCACTTATCATTGCACATCAAGGGGCGGCTTCTGACGAAATCAAGGATATGTTCGACCTCATGATTGACAGATACCCGGTAGAGTTCCTGCACAAACTGGGTGAGGCATATTCCGAGAACGAGCCGAAGTTGGTTGGTGTAGGTAAGTCTGGCTCCACTCATCGCGTACCACAACGCAATTGCAAGATTAAGGTTGGCACTGCTGAGCGTCCTAATGGATGCCGTGGCGGTGCCTATTCTCTTGTGCATTTGTCAGAGGTCGGCTTGTGGCAAAAGACAGAAGGTAAGTCACCGCAGGACATCGTGCGTTCGGCATGTTCCGGTATTCTTTTGGAACCATTCACGATGATCGTAATGGAGAGTACACCGAATGGAACAGGAAACTTCTTCCACACAGAATATACAGCTGCTGCAGATCCTACAATCAAATCACAATATGAAGCTCTTTTTATATCGTGGTTTCAGATTGAGCAGTATTCCAAACAGTTTGCTTCAGCTGACGAAATGCGTGAATTTGCACAATGGCTGTACGAAAATAGAGAGAATGCCTATGTGCCGTCAAATCGTGAGGAGTCCGGACGCTACCTTTGGTCGTTATGGGAGAAAGGGGCTACACTGGAGGCCATCAACTGGTATATAGAAGAGCGTGCAGGTAAGGACGACTTTGCTGTAATGGCTTCCGAGTTCCCTTCTGATGATGTAGAGGCTTTCGTTCATTCTGGTTCTATGGTGTTCGACAAATACCTTGTCAAGAAGTTCGAGCGGTTCTGCAAGCAGCCTCAGTATATCGGTGAGGTATATGCTGATGGAGACGAAGGAGAGGATGCACTTTCCAATCTCCGTTTCCGTGCAGACAGGCAAGGATTGCTTTCTATATGGGCAATGCCGGAAACATTCGAAGGCTACGAAGTTGTCAACCGTTATCTTACCGTTGTCGATGTGGGTGGACGTTCCAATAAAGCTGACTGGTCTGTTATCGTGGTATTCGACAGGCTTAGTATGATTGATGGTAGCGAGCCGCCGTCTGTGGTGGCTCAGTGGTACGGACATTGCGACATAGACCAACTCGCTTGGCGTGCAGCACAGATAGCGGCGTTCTACGACAATTCTCTTCTGGTCATTGAGTCTAACACGTTGGAGACTCACGACAAGGAGCGTCAGGTGGAAGGTGGCGACCAGTCGCAATATATACTCAATCAGATTTCAGACATCTACCCGAACTTGTATGCACGCAAACAGTCGGAGGATGAAATAAGGGAGGGCGCACCGCGTAAATATGGCTTCCATACCAATGTGTCAACAAAGCCGATGATTATCTCTACCCTCATCAAGGTGGTACGCGACCGACTCTATATCGAGCGCGACAAACGCTGTCTGGATGAATACAACACCTATGAGCGAAAACAGAACGGTGCGTATGGTGCTATTACTGGCAAACATGACGACTTGCTTATGACACGTGCAATAGGTCTGCATATCTGCTTCCGGGAAATGGATATGCCTGAATGGGTTCCTATTGTTAACCGTACACTTAGAAAAGACAGAAGCCCCGTTTCCGAGGCTTCCATCTGA